CCAATCCGACAGTTTGCAAATCAACTGTATATCTTCTTTGGACAATCTCTTATGCAATGGCTCTATACTCACGAATGTTTTTCCGTCGATTATGAGAGCAGTCATTCTATCCATATCTGCCGGTCCTGTAATCGTGGTACCGTACCATATATTCTCTTTTTGTGTCGGCACTCCATAGGTAATAAATCTGTTAGGGTTCTTTGTAAGGAACAGATAATTGTGCTGAGGTCTGTCCATGCAGACCTTAAACACATCATCCAACCAAGCATCCGGAACCCATTCGCCAAATATATCTGCCATAGCTCCTACAAAAATGTTGTTACCCATTTTCAGCTTATCCAGAGTTTTCATTCTGTATCTGTGATATGTAGGTGCAAATCCAAACGGATAAATCAAAGCCTTTCCTGTTTCATTCAGCATAGGTTCATCCAAAACATAAACCTGCTCTCCTCCGTCTCTGGCAGCTTCGGTACGATAATCCTTTTTTGCCATAAGATTTAATCGCACATCACCCGAAAATCTCACAGACATTATTTTTGCGTAGCAATATTCACAACCATGTCTGCAGCCGGTTATTGGATTCCAAGTATGATCACACCATTCAATTTTTGAGCGGTTCATCCTTATCAGCCTCCTCCCAATACTCTACGAAATATTTTGTCTGTCCCTTTCCTCCGGGACGTTCCTTACCAATTCTTACTGCATATCCTGATTTAATAAGCAGGCAACACAGCTGGTTTCTATCCTCATCATTCATTTTGCATAATAAATTATGTATTCTCTGTCTGTTCTGGTCTGCCATATCATCCCGCCTTTCTCTGCTTCTTAGGTTCTTTCTCATACTCCACCATTTTCTCTTGGAATATATTCACAAAGGCTTTTACCTCTGGTGTCATATCGCAATTATGTGAGCCTCTGCATTGGAGCACTCTGCCTTTCCATTCCAATGTGTAAAATGGTTTGTTCGGTTCTTCTTTCCTGCGGATGAAGAATATCATCGTTTCGCCCTTTCGCACCTTTTCCATGTACGTTCCAACGCAATGATGAAGAGCTTCTCCCTCTGCTTTCAGTTCCTCCAATTTGTTTGGCAGTCTGATGAATAATCCTGCAATATCCAGCTTCATAGCTTCTACATCCACAGTTTCTTTTTTCAGCTTTGCCAACAAACGATTGAACCTCTTGGTTTCTTCTCTTGCCTGCTTGTCCTTGAATTCCATATACTGCTTAGACATTTCATCATGGGCCTTTTTGAAATTCTTTGGAAACAGATTAAATTCGTTCCTCATGTCATAACCCATTTTTTCAAGCCACCCTGCGTAATCGAAGTAATCCTGTGAATGAGCAATCTTCTGTGTGCTGATGTATTTGCACAATTTGTGCAGCGTAGTGTACTGCATGAAATCAATATACTTTTTGTACATATCCACATATCCGTCGTCTCTCACATAACGAAGCGACGAGAATTCTTCCCACTTCAAATCCGGCTTATATCTCAATATCTCCAAATCTCTCAACCTCGGATTTCCTACCTTACGGAGCATATTGTACTGGTACTTGTTAATTCCCAAAGTTCCCGAGATACTGTTGCAGCCTTTATTCAAATCCGTATTCCGCATCCTGCTATCTTCCAAGAACTCCTGCACCATTTTGTAAAAACCAACCTTTAACAGCTGTTCTATGAATGGATATTTACGATAGGAATTGAAATAATTATCAATCAGCCATGGCGAATTAAAATGTCTTGGGTCATTCGCAACCTTTTCAAAGAAAATATCCGGAACACTATATTTCATACAGGTACCGGCCACCATTTTCTTCAAGTCGGTGTTATATAGCATGGTAGTTCTTGGAGCTACTGTTTCTGCTGGCGGATACCACGTAGAGCCTCTATCTCTGTAATAGCACCACCTCATATTTCCTGTGGTCTTGTAGTTCGCCCACATATAATCCGTTACCTTTTCTGCCGTATGGACTGTTCTATAATCCTCGCTGGTGCTTATCTTAGGATTATGAAAATCGGTTCTGAAATCCTTTATGTGACAAAAATATCTCGTTAATACTTCCTCACCATGCGGCTGAACCAATACACTCCACTGCACCGACACAAGACTTTGTCTGCTCATTCCCTCGCTTTTTGCTTGTAGGAACTTATTGCAATACGGACAACGGACTGTACGATTATGCTTTACCTCGTCCTGCTTATTCCAAATACCAATCGTTTCATGTCTGAGGTGCTTATTCTCCAACAGGAAAGTGTTTTTACAGCTGGTGCAATAGGCTCTCTTTCTCTTGGTGTCATAGAAAATATAGTTGTCGTCCTTGAACACCCTTTCTTCAACAAACTGCTGATAATCATCCGGCAGCTCTCCGAACTTCTCCATATCCGCATCTATAACATCCGTTTCTTTCTTATGCTTCTTAATTAGCCTGTTTCTCTTTACATTTTCTTGATAGCGGTGTAGGAGGGTAAATGCTGGTCTTTCTCCGCAATTCTCTTTGTTTTCGAGCCACTTTCTAAATGTGTCCTCAGCTCGCTTTGCGTCTGTATCAGTCAGAAATTCCAGTTGTTCATAGTTCCACCAATACTCCGCCCATCCGGAATCCCTGCAAACCAAATTCAATAACGCTCCTGTTCTCCACTTGCCACATTCCACTTCAAAGGTTGTATAATCGGCTTTTTGACAAAACACTCGGAACAACAACGAAATGTCTCTTTTATTTCTACCGCTGGTCTGATAGACATTGAGTACCAGAGTTTCCTCTGCTCCCACTTTTTTCTTCTGGGTGGCAATCACACCTCTTTTGCCCTTGCCGGCTACTGCAATATTATGTATAGCCTCCACATTTGCTTTGGGAACTGGTATGGCTTTTAGTTCTTTCTTTTTCACTCATACCACCTCCTACATACCCATCAAGGAGAATAAATCCATCTGTCCATCCATATCCTTGTTATTCTTCTTAGGCTGTGGCTTTGGCTTCTGAACTTCCTGCACTTTTTCCTCAACCGGTTTTGCAGGCTCAGATTTTGCAGGCTTTTTCTCGGTAGTCTTCGGTTTTACTTCGGCAGCCTTCTCTTTCTTCTTTTCAGCCTCTTTCTTTTTCTTCTCCGCAGCTTCTTTGGCTTTCTTTTCTTCCTCTGCCTTATCATCCTTGCGGTAGTAATCCTCTGCCCATTCAAAGACAATGTCACTTCTCACAGGTCCAGACTTGCCTCTAAGTTTCTTTCTAGCAGATTCGTAAATGTACTGATAGCATTTCTTCCAAGTCTTATGATCCTGGCAAATATCCGCTGCAAGACTTTCGGAATCCTTACATCTCTCAATCAGATACTCAATAACCGGCTCTGCAAATTCTTTTTCCTTTGCCTTTTTGAGTTCTTCCTGCAATTTGGTAGTAGCACCCACAATGCCAATGTAAACCGAGCTTGTTTGAGTATTTTCTACTACTGCACCATCCACCTCTGTGTGAACTTCTCCACCCTCTTCTGGTTCGCTTTGTGCCACTTCTTTCTCAACTTCTCCATTTTCCTCAGCTGGTGTTTCTTCCTCAGAACCCTCATTGTCTTCAGCAACGACATCACCATTATCCTCCTCCGAAAGATTTTCATTCATCTGCTCTATTGCTTCAGCAACCTCTTCATCCGTAGGTGCCGGAACATTCCCTGCCACAATGGCCGCCAATGAAGTCGTTCCCATTGGAACCGCTACCACTTCATCTTCCGTTTCCTCTGCTTCGCTTACCGGATTGCTTGTAAGCCATTCATATTCATCTGCCAATCTCTCATTTGTTACATCAAAGAGGGTGTTCCCGTCCTTGTCGTAAAACGCTGTTACCTCTGTTCTTCTAATCACCTTGTAAGTCTTGCCGAATGCTTGTACCTCTGCCTGTGCGTCTTCTCCTGAATATGCTGTTTTAAGATAATTCTTAACAACCTCCGCCCACGTAACACCATATGCATTATCATTTTGACTAACCTTTACTTCCGCAAAATGCTGAATCTCTGGTGCTTTCGTAAAATGCTTTACTTCGTTCATGCTAATTCCTCCTGTTCGAAATCGAAAAAATATGTAAACTGCTCTTTTTCCACTGTTTTTTGAGTGGTTACAGTTCCACTTCCAAAGATTGATGAATTAAACAATCTTCTAAATGTCCATACCTGTGAGTGAAAAATCGGTGTGAACCACAACTCCTGTCCCGGCTGTTCCGCAGGAAACAGGACGTGCCCTGTTAATGGGTTAGTCAGTGAATTTCCGATACAAACATATCCGGCACATCCAAGTAGTGACAACTGGATGTAACACATCATACCGGTTACCCTGTCTATGTCCTGTCCCACGAACAATACATGGTTCTGATAGTCCTTTCTCTTATCAGCGAATGTATTTGCGGCAGCTATCAGTGTCGCTCCTGCTCCGCAGGCGGGGTCGCATACTGAAACATAACCTTTACTGTCAATCTGATCCGACGCATTACCAACAGTTATTTCAGACATTGCCTTGCACACGCAATACGGTGTAAAGAACTGACCTTTCCAATGGTTGCCGAGGTTCAGTCTCATATACATTTCCCCCAAGAAATCCTGTTCCGGATTCTTCTCTAAAGCCATAACCACAATAGCAAGCATCTGTGAAGCTACCTCTACCGAACCAAGCCTTTTTATGCACTGTTCATATTCCTTTTCTCTCGGTTCTCTGTGTGCCGGAATGAAATCAACAGCATTGCTTATTGCACATGCCATTACACACATCAAGTCAGCCCACACCTGCCAACTGCTACGGCTGTAACACAGTTTTTGGAACAAATCTAAGAATTCCTTTTCATCACCTCTCATTGTTCCCTGGTGCTTTACTTTCATCTGACACCTCCTACGAAAACAATCTGTAATTTAGTTCCTTGCCCTGCAGCTGAATTATATTTCCCCTGCACATTTCAATCATTCGGCTACCGATTGCCTCGTCGAAGTCGAGCAGCTCATCCAGAGACTTCTCTGTTGATATGATGATAGGCAGATTGTTCATGTACCTGTAATTCACAATTTCGTACATGATATTCACATCAGATTCTGTAATTCTGCCTTTCAATAAATCATCTATGCAAAGTACCCTCGCCTGAGCGTATCTATTAACTTCTCTTTCATAATCAGCTTCATCCGTAAGCCTCTGTTTGATTTTTGTAACTGTGTTTCTGTATGCCATATAAATCACTGCAATGTTTTGGCTCATAAGATTACTGCAAATAGCAGTTCCAAGGTGTGTTTTTCCACTTCCAACCTGTCCGTAAAACATAATGGAATTATTTCTTGTATGCTCCGTTTTAAGAAAATTCTTATAATACTCGATAGCCTTATTCTTCGCATTGACAAGTTGTGGATTCTTCCTTGTATCAAAATTATTAAATCCTTTGCTTTGGAACTCCGAAGATATTCCGCTACGCTCCATCAAGGCTCTTGCCTCTCTGACCGCCCAACATTCGCAATGCTTCATGTACGAATACACACCATCATTAACTTCAATCCATCCGCTATCCTTACATTTTGGACACTCATAGACCTTTTCTGTGGTTTCTGCCACACCTCTTGTAGCTTTCAATCTTTCTATCATCTGTTCAAATTCGCTAGCCATTAAAATCACCTCTGCTCTCATTCAGCAGCTCACTTAGGCGATTTCCATAACTTCCTTGTGGTGATGGTGTCTTTTTGTATCCAACAGTTCCTCCTCGATTCTGTTCCCTTGCCAACCAGCTGGTAATAAATCTTCTGATACCTCTGGCCGTCTTTCTCTTGGCAGCATTCTCTTTACACCACCCTTTCATGTTTCTAAGCTCCTGCATAACATCAACCGCCGGATATAATTCCTGCCATTCGACAATATCGCTCTGAACAATTCCATATTCCTCTCCGGTATTTAATAAAAGTGATATTACCGGTGGTTCTTCCGGAACTGTCGGTTGTGGTGTTTTTTGACTGCTTGCTGCTTTTGTATCATCTGTAATCGGATTACTGTCTTTGTTCACATCTGAATACATTTGAATGCAAGTTTCATCAAATGGTGGATACTTGCTTTGCTTCGCTCTTGTAGTTTGGTGTTTTTCCCAAGTTTTCATCTGCAACACTGGTCTGCCCTGTGCTTCATAAACCACAATCAGACCAACTTCTGATAATTTTTCAAGAGCCTTGTCTATATCCTTTCCAGTGATGTCTTTCAGCGGAAAACACTGACCTTTAATAATCTTGGGTCTTGCGTCAAATCGTCCGTAATCATCACAGGCCACTATCAATCTGTAAAACAGCACCTCTTCAAACCAAGTTAAAGAGTCGATTTCCTCACTTCGACAGATGCTTTCTTTCAAAAATCTGCTTGGCACGCTATCGCTCCTTTCATTTTGGGTTTAGGCTTATGAGCATACTTGGCATTACACCGTTGGGTATTGGCTATATTAAACATTGAGCCGCAGGGTCGCTCTTCGCCCTCTTTTCAAGCTGCCTACTACCGACTATCCTTGTTCAGCAAGCTCCCATTATTTTTAATAAATTACTTTACTGCCATTCTCTGTCTTCACAACATCTAAATTCTGAGGGAATCTAGCTTTCATAGTCGGATCGTGAGTAATAGCCATAATCTTAATATTCTTGTATCTGCTCTGAATTGTTTCCAATGCGTCACAGTATGCCTGTATTCCGTCTCCATCAAGGAACGGTGGCTCGTCGATAAATAACATTCCAAGCTGAATACCGGCAGATGATGATTTAATCTCTGCAAGTGCAAGGATTACCGAAAGTGAGGACTTAACCTTTTCTCCACCGGATTTTGACAGATAAGGCAGGCTTGCCTTTCCGTATTCCTCAATGAAAATGTCAAGTGATACCTTTTCCTTTCCGTTTTTCTGCATTCGCTCCAAGCGGAACTCCACTCCCATTTTGCCTCCGGTCATTTGTCCTAAAATAGTATTGGCGGTTGCCGTAAGCTGCGGGATAATAGAGCGGATAATCTGATGTGGTACACCACTCTGGCTAAATGCCACTTTCAATGCGTCGTAATCTGCAGTTTCTTTTGCAAATTCAACCTGTCTTTCCTGTAACACAGCAATTTCCTGTTTCAGTTTTGCAATCTGCTCAGCTTTCTGTTGCAAAGCTCCGATACGCATCTGTTTTTCTCTTACCATACTGTTAATAGCATTCACTTCGGTTTCTAAGCCATTTACAACAGCCTGCGCTTCCTCAATGCCACTCATGGCGAGAATTTCCTTATCTGCCTCTGCCTGTCTTTCTGCAATCTCGGTATCAATAGTGAGCAATTCCGCTGTCAGCTCCAATACTCTGTTCAGTGCTGTTTTGCTTCTTTCCTCTGCAACCGGCAACTGTTTTTCCTTTTCAACCCACGGATCCAATGCAGTAATAGAACTAAGCACCTGTACATGTTCTTCAAATGCTTTCGCATACAAATCACGCTCTGTTTCTGCCTGAGCACCCTTTAATTTGACCTCTGCGAGCCTTTTTTCTGCTTCGGCTATGTTTGACTGTAAGTGCTTCAAATCAGCCTCAATTAAAGCGATACGGCTTTGTCTCTGATTGATTGCTTCAAGCTGTGATACATAAGGCAGTAATGCCGCACATTCACTCTGGAGAAGTGTCAATGTAGCTGCGTCAAATTCAACAGCCTCCATTTCCTCATACTTCTCATTAACAATCTGCTGTGCCTTGGCAAGCTCACAGTCTCTACGAGCGGCAATATCAACATATAAAGCCTCATGTGTTACCAACTGTTCCCTTGCCTCAATAGCATCCTGTAAGAATTTACAATGTGCATTTTCAATATCCACACAGCCGGATTCGTTCAGAATTGCCACTTTCTTTTCAAGTACCTTTTTCTTTTCATCCGCTGCCTGCTTTTCCGCATCAAATCTTCTTGCAGTTTCGTCATGGTGGAATACCGCCGCAGAATGTTCAGTCTTTGCTTTCTGATATGTCACCGCTTTTCCCTGCAATTCATCTAATTCGGCTTTCTTTTTGGTGTATTCCTCAGCCTTCTGTCTTACAAGGGCATCCTGTTCCGTCGGCTGTGCAAGTGCCAGCTCATTTTCTTTCTGGCTAAGCTTCATTCGATACTGCTGAATACAGTTCTGCTCAATTTCAACCTGTCTTGCAAGGTTCTCTGCCTCATTCTTTTTTGAGGTATAAAGTGCTGACTGTCCTGCAATCTCCAATTCTCTCTGCAACAGGGCATTTCTTTCTGCAACCTTGGCTTCGATTTCTGCTTTACCAGCTAAGATAACCGAACAACTGTCTGCGATTGCCTGCTGAGTGGCTCTATTTTGCTCTGTCGCAGTCTTTTTGTTCTGTAAAGTAGTAACAGCTGTAAGAGCCTTTACTCGTCGCTCTGCGGCCGCCTGTTGATTGCCAAGGATTAACTTTTTCTGATCTCTCTCCGATACTTTCCCCTGCAATCTGATTTCAAGCTCTGCCAATTCTTTCTTGCAGACTTCCAATTCTTCATCCGGCTTGCCAAACTCATTTATAGTCGCATTATGAATTGTAATTTCCTGCTTTAAGTCTCTGCTCTTGGCACCATTTACCTTTGCCTTATCAGAAGCAAATCTCTCCATAATCTGATAAACTCCAAGTCCCAGGAGCGTTCCAAGCACCTCTACTCTTTCTTCCGGCTTTGCCTGCAAGAATAATCCGTACTGGTCCTGCATAATCAATGCACAAGATTTGAATGTGAAGCTATCCATACCGAGAATATTCAAAATTTCGGTCTGTGTATCGTTGGCTCTTTCCTTGGAGCAATCTTCCCATTCCCCATCAATGAACTGCGATATGTTCAATGTGATTTTTCCGGAGCGGGCTCTAGTTCGTGTAACACGATACTTCTTTTCTCCAATACGGAATGTGAACATTATCGAACCAGAACGGGCACTTTCATCATTTCTCAACCATGAAGGCTTTTTGTTATCATCCATGATTACACCCTCTCTTGGTTCTTCATACAGACAGTCGATAATAGCATCCATGAACAGACTGCTCTTTCCTGCTCCGTTCTGCCCGTTGATAGTGCAAAAGCTGATATCCTCAAAGTTAAAGGTTTCTTCCTCGTAGTTACGGTAATTCTTAACAGCAATTTCAACCGGTTCAAATACACCTGTGTGAGCAGTTCCAGTCATACTTGCCTCTGCCTCCGCAATAATCGGCCTAGCCTTTAACACAAGTTCCTGTATCTTCTCCTGTGACACCTGCTTTTCTTCGAGGTACTTTATAAGGTTTGCCTCTGGATCCGTCACGCTTGCCAACTCTGTTCTGTTGACAAATTCGTCTATCTTGTCCGGAAGAATTTCCCACACCATAAATGCTCCGTCGTCAAGCAGTTCCTTTTCCAAGGTTGCCTTATTAAGTGCCTTGCTGTTTTCAGCAGTGCAGCTATAATGCACTCTGACGATTTTTCCATCAATCAAACCTCTCCATTTTGTAGTTGCAACAAAATCAATCGCCTGCATATTTATGTGGGTTATATCTTCATCATTCAGCTCGATAGTCGCAAACTCTCTGATTGGTGTCTGATGAAAGAAGCTCTGCCAAGTTCCTAATTCGTGCCAGTTGTGAATCCAAAACCCTCTCTCCTGTCCCTCATCATTAAAATTCATGGCATTTACAGCACCGGCATAATACCATTCTCTGTGCTGAATTTTCTGTGGTCTATGGATATGCCCCAATGCAACAAGGGTATAATCAGCCGCCATCAATGCTTCGTGCGGAATGATTGGCTCGAACTGTGTCAACATCATTGTCTGACCGCTTTCCGTATTACATCCCGGCACTGTGTAATGTGTCATAAGAATGCTTTTCTTTCCCGGAACACACTGAGCCTTTAAGCCTGTAACAATGTTTGAAAGTTCATTTGTGAACACCACATTTTCTTCATCACTTGAAAGCCCTGGATATTTTGCTCTGAAAACTCCCCTGTCAAATCCCGGCAGTACCGCAATATCAACATCTTCAAAAGCAAGTACCTGTGGTGTAATCACAATATGCACATTTGGAATATCTGCAAACATTTCCGCAAGCACATTGAACTGACCTGCTCCGTCATGGTTTGGTGTACCTCTCATTACAACTACCTGCTTAGATACCATTGCAAGCTCCTTGATGTAGTGAATTGCTGTGATAATTTCCTCGCAACATCTGTCAGACCACAGGCGGCCCACATGGAATACATCGCCGGCAATAAGGGAATAGTCCGGATGTTCCTCTCTTGCCACTTTTACTAATTCATCAAGACAACGCTTTGTGTCTTCTGTACGGAGGTTTACTCCGTCTTTAACCGGACTTCTAAATGTTCCGAGATGCCAATCGGCTGTATGTAAAATCTTCATAATCCTAGCGCCTCCCTTGTCGCTTTCATTGCATAAATCATATTGTTTAACTGCAGTTCCAGTTTCTCAAATACGGATTCTTCTATTCCGCAAAAGTCTATTCCGTCACCGGTCCATTCCTCTCCAACAAAGAGGACATTTCCTAAAATCGGGTTTCCGTGTTTGTCTGTTTCGTACAAATAACTGCCGATAAGATTTGGTGCTATGTTTTCTTTCAGCAGGCATTCTTCGTCAATCAGCATACTCACACACTGCCCCATTACCTTTGTTGGGTGGTTCTGATGATGAAGCTCTGTATATAATCTCTTAGGCATTACATGCTCATAAAGTCTGCAATCCTCTCCGATCAATCCTCGCAGATAATCATTCTGCTCTCCATAGCTGCCTGTCGGAAATTCATGTATCGTCATTTCAAGGTTAGTCGAAATCTTAATAATCTTCATTACTTCGCTCCTCTCTGGCACTTCATGCACAACGGCTTGCCGAACTTATTCAGCGAATATCCGTATACCTTTTCGTTGATTGGTGCTCCGCATCCGTCACAGTAATAACCAGTATCTTCCGGTGACTGCGGCTGTTCCTTTGCCGGCTGTGGCTGAGCCTGTGGTGTCTGCTGATATGCCTGTTCCTGATGTGCTCCCTGCTGATAATCAGCTGCATAATCTTCCTCGTCTACAATATCCGAAGTAAAGGCAGGGTTATCAAGGTTCTCTTCCGGGTCAAACGCATCCTCAAAAGCATCCTGTGCGAATGGCAAGGCATTCATAGCTGGCGGTATTGCACTTGCACCAAACATATTTCCCATGGAACTCATGCCCTGTTGGAGCATTGCCTGTCTTACTGACGCATCCGAATAATCCGGAGAGAATGTAACTGTCGGCACTGCGAAAGGTTTCTTCAGCTCGTCCAACATATATGTTCCTTTAATACCGAGCAAAGCTCTTACCACTCTAAGGATTGCTCCTGTCTGTGCCTTTTCAGAGGCTGTCTTTCTGAGAAGCGTCATATTCACTAACATAGAGCGTTCAATGTACTTTTCCCTGTCGCAGTCAGCAATCACATAGTATTTCTCTGGCTTGCCCCACTGATTTGTCTTTTCCGGATCCTCTTTCCATTCTCCCTTAAACATTTCTGCGGCAGAATTTGCGGCTCTCCAATCACGAATACCCATAATCGACTTATCCATAAATTCAAGGCGATACTTAGATTCTTCATCATCAAGGCATATTCTCTTGGTTTCTGCGTGTGTCTTAAATGTGCCATCAGGAAGTCTTACTGCTCCATAGGCTTTTCCGACATAAGTATTCTCATTTTCTCTGATAACTGTTGTGTATTCCGGATGGAACTGAATGCCTGCGGCGGTAGCCAACTTCATAAGCAAAGGCTTTGCAGGAGAGAAAACATCTGCGTAAATAGCCTTTCCGTTTCGGTCCTCTCCGACCTTTGTGTTGCCAACCTTGAAAATATCTCCGGAGTTCTGTGATGTATCTGCCACCACTTCCATTACCGTACACTTATAAAATGGGTTAATCTGCACTGATGTAGCTGCTGGTATCAGCAGATTGCAGTTTTGATACTTTGACTGAATTTCAGCCAATGTTGTAGAATTGTTCATAAAAAATTACCTCCATATCGTAAATTTTGCTTGATTTATAAAGCCGGAACTGCTACAATATGGGTAGCTGATGGAGTACCTTTGCACGAATGTGTAAGGTGCTCTTTTTCCATATTGCGACGCATCTGGCACAAATCCATTGTGAATTTTGAGAAAGCAAAGCTTCTGACATATTCCTCAGTCAGCTTTACGAGATACCAATGCTGCATAACCACTGCTCTCTGTTCTCTCTGGTAAATGTATTCCTGTTTTCTTCTTGCATATCCGAGAGCCTCCTCGAACTGTTCATCTGTAATCTCGCAACCGAGCAATTCTTCTACCTCTGACTTTTTTACAACTTCTATGTTCTGCATAAACCGTTTCCTCCAATACATCAAAAAATATGTTAATGACCTTATAGGCCGCCCATGCCACCATAGGTATCAGGCAATACTCTCCTCCAACTGCTCGATAACCTCTTTCCAAATATGCGAAATCAATCGCCCATGCCCCGACCATAAATGTGACACTGAGTGTATATACCAAAACCACTAAATCTCGGATTATCTTCTTTTTCATCATTCACTCTCCTGCTCTGTGTAAAAATAATGGTCTCCATGCTTGAATAAATACTTCAAATGTTCTTCGTGCCATGTAGACTGGCTTTTGCTCTCGAAGTACAAAGCGCCCTGTGATTCATCCCAATGTCCTACTTGGACCATTTCAAGTGCTTTCCAACAATCTTCATCCGGCTCCACCCTGTCAAACCTGCCATTACTCACCGGAGAGAACTGGTTCTCTTGGTAAATAACTTCTCTGATTGTGTCCGGGTACCTATCATCCCACACCCTATTCAGCACAACCAATATCACAAGAGCCTTTCCCTCTGTGTCTTGGTTCTCTGCCTCTGCCATGGCGATTTTAGCGAGCAAATAAGCGTCCTCTGCACCCCAATCCATACTGTATATTTTGCTCTGGTATGGCTTTTCGGTTGGTTTCTCCGTTGGTTCTGGTGTAAGTTCCTGCTCTTTGACAGTTGCCTGTTCCATCGGAACTATCTCCACCGTTGTATCCAACACCTCTACAGTTCCTGTCTTCTCTCTGTTGTCCGCTGGTATGTTATTCTGCGAACTTGCAAATGCAAAGGCAGAAATAACCAACAAGCCGACCACTCCAAGCGAACTAATAAGCAGCTTTCTCATAACCCAGCTCCTTTCTGTCAAGGACAAATGCCATCTGACCTGTTTTTGGTGTTACTTTGATAATCTTGTCGTACCTCTGTTCCGTTTCTTTCTTCTCTTTTTCGCAATCACATTTCTCGCCTGGGTCTAAATTGCAACCGCAGGAAGAACAAACACTGTAATATGCCATTCCTATTCGCCTCCTTTATTGTTATCAATAACTGCATTTACCACATCCATTGGAATTCCGAACTTCTCGGCAAAAATATACTTACTTGCCTTTCCCTGTCCGTAGGCAAATTGCCCGTCTTCCTTTGCAACCTTGTTTACTTCTCTGATTGCTTGGTATGCTTTATTCTGTTTACAGCCAAGAAGTTTCATAACATCCGCAGCTGTGATGTATGTTGTCAATGCCGCTCCTAAAACTCCCGGCGCTGTTGCTAATGTGCTCATGCTATTCAGCTCCTTTCTTGCTTGGTCCATCCAAAATTTCTGCAAGTTCCGGTATAATTCTTTTTGCCTCCCCAACGGAAATAGGCAATTCTTTTCTTAAATTCCTCTTAACCAACTGATCCATTGTCACACCGAAGAAATCCGATATTTTCTCCAAATTTTCCACCGATAACTGACGTTCTCCCTTTTCTGCAAGACTTACGCTGCACTGGCTCTTAAAACCAAGTAAGTTCGCCATATCTTCCTGTGACATTTTGTTCTTCTCGCGAAGAAACTTAATATTCAAAACATAAAGTGGTGTTGGTGGTCTAAGCTCTGTCAGAATAAAATCATCAAGGGATACCGAAAAGAACTCTGCCATTTTGATAATTCTTGATAACTCCGGCTCTCTTGTTCCTGCCTCCCAATTTCCCACTGCGGCACTGCTTACTTCTAGTTTCTCAGCAAGTTCTCTTTGGGTTAAACCATCCTGTTCTCTGAGATATTTAATATTTTCTGCTAAAAACATTTTTCACTTCCTCTCTGCGGCACCGAGGATACTTGTCATAGCTCGGTGCATACATTCGCTTTTCGAATTACGAATTTCGAATACGAATTACGAATACGGTAACTTTTGCACTCACTTGAAAACATTTGATTGCATTTGAATACACTTGCTCGTAAATGTGTGTCACTCAAACTATTCAAACATACCGTCGAACTTCCCAGCTCACAGCTCCATTCAGCGATACATCCAAATCTTATGAGCGACCATTTGTTACAGGTTCTTCTTTATCCAAACTCTCAAGTTCTGTGTGATAGCCTCTAACTCTTCCAAATCCGCTAAAACCTTTTCCATTTCCGGCTTTTCCTTTTCGGATATGGTTCCGTCCTCGGTAATATCGAGAAGCATTTCTTTTGTTTTATCTAACCTCTTAAATGAGGAAAGAGCCTTTATAGTAATTCTGTCCAATTCGGATGTGCTCACTTCCGGAACATCCTCTCCCAATGGACAGCAGTTTTTGCAGAAATAATTTCTAAGCTCTGGAGCATTGTACAAATCAGCCATCAAGTGAATTTCCTCTGGATAAGGATTTGTCACTCCGCTTTCAATTCTGTACAGCCTGCCCCTGTCTATTGACATTATGTCAGCAGCCCCTTCGCGGCTACTCAACTGCTCATTGTGTGTTGAGGCCTTGCAACGTGCTTGGTAAAAAGCATTGGAGGTCGTCTTAGCTGTCACATTTGCCATTTTCTACATCACCTCCATGCGTTAAAATAACATCATCAGTTGAAGTTTCTTGAACTTCTGGTGCAAAAAAAATTTTATAAGCTACCTCCTTAGATAAACCAAGGTGGATTGCTATTTGGTTTGCTGTGTCAACGGAGACGGAAGTTTTTCCTTTTTCAATCAGGCAATAACTGCTTTTATCCTTAAATCCAAGGCTTTTTGCAAGTTTTTCCTGAGTGATTCCGCGTTTCATTCGCTCTGCTCTCAACAGTACTAAATCCATCGCTATACCTCTCTTTCTAAGTTTGTGTTTCTTCAACTTGCAAGTTCATATTACTTCAACTTTTGCCCATTGTCAAGAACTTTGTTGAAGTTTTTGCAACTTTGTTTTTGTTTCTTCAATTTTGAAAGGATGTGTTATATAATGGGTTTGAAATTATTAAACTTATACGGAGGCGGTTATTATGGCAAAGCTATCTGATAGAATCAAAAGTCTCCGCTTGTCAGCAGGAATGACGCAAGAGGAATTTGGGAAAAAATTTGGAATTGTAAAATCTACAGTTTCGTTATATGAAAGCGGAAAGAGTACTCCCAACGACGAAATCAAAAAGCAAATATGCGATTACTTTAACGTGTCTTTAGATTATTTGCATGGTGTTGACAAGCATAGCGGCTTGGATTATACAAAATTTCAGAGAGGCGAAACTGTGCAGCGATGCAACGACGAAAACGATTACTTCTTCTTCTTTTTCGATACCAGCCTTAGGGATGTTTTTAAATTACGATTTAAAAATTCACTCGAAGATAAAGGTATGAATGTTAGAGATTTCTCAGAAATGTCTGAAATCGATTTGAAGAAATGCGAAGACTACCTCGAAGGAGCAAGAGAGCCTTCTCTCGAAGATTTGATACAAATGTCACACGCTTTGGAAGTTTCAACAGATTACCTGCTTGGATTATCTCCAAAACTTTCATATTATGAAAACAAAGTATTAAGTCCTTTCGTGAAACTAAACCGCGATAACAAAGATATCGTGATTGGAAAAGCCAAGGATTTATTAAGAGAACAAGAATTTGGTGAGTCCGTTGCAGCGGAAGAACCTATGAGAAAAGCAGTTGGAAAATAATATCCTTCGAGTGGTACCGGAGGAATCATCAAGGCAAAAGAATACATCACTATTCAGAAGGCGAGGTGGGGAAAATTATTAAATTTCCATTCAAAAAGAAAATAGCACCAGCAGTACAGAGCCCTCCAAAAGCTGGGAACCCAAGTTTGGATGAACAGTTTCGTAAAATCAGTCAACGCTCTCACGCACATCTGCAAGAAGGTAATCTCGGCTTGTATGCTTGTGACTTATATAGTTTATCCGAAATAGACCGTAAGGAAAAAAGGTATGACAAACAATTGCATGCGTTAACCATATCTGCATACATTCATTTATCTGGCATCGGTACATTGGAAGATTATGCGTATTGGAAAAACGGAGATTTTTCAATTGCGGAACCAATGCCGATTTTACCTCCTGCTGTTATAAGGAGTCTGCGATTATGTATCAAAAGACTTAATATGTCTATCGAGCAGTATAGAGATTTTTATTTCGACAATATAGCACTAACTTTAACTCCTGCTCATGTATTCGGTCTCGAAAAAACAATAGACATTATCTGTACTTATTTAGAGAACAACGATGAAAAAGCTGAAAAGATGATTACAAATGGCACAAAAAAATTCATCAAAGAGCATTCATCAAAAAGGCGGTGATTTTATGCCAGCTTATAAGTACACACTAAAGGATGGAAAAACCGTCAAATGGTATGCGAACTTCTATTACATCGACTGGACCGGTGAGAAGAAACATATCTGCAAGCGAGGTTTTAAGACACAGAGAGAAGCAAAGGAATATGAGAGGTCATTTCTCGATCAGCAGAACAGCTCTAGCGATATTATGTTTTCAAGTTTGGTCGAAAACTACCTCGAAGACATGAGCCACCGACTGAAACCTACGACAATGGAAAATAAAAGAACCATTATCGAAGGCAAGCTGCTCCCCTACTTCTCCAGATTAAAGACTTGTGATATCGATACAATTAAAATACGAAAATGGCAAAACGAACTCATATCATTTCGTGATGAGGACGGAAAGCCATATTCACAGACATATCTCAAAACTGTAAACAATCAGATGTCTGCCATACTCAATTATGCAATGAAGCATTACTGTCTAGCATCTAACCCATGCAGATCCGCCGGCAGTATCGGACGGAGCAGAGCAGACGAAATGAACTTCTGGACAAGAGAACAGTATGAGATATTTTCAAGTAACATTCAGAAGTCCGCTGTAAAGCTGGCTTTTGATGTTCTGTTTTATACCGGTATTCGTTCCGGGGAGCTGCTGGCACTAACTCCTGCAGACATTCTTCCGGACAAGCGGCTATCTATCAACAAAAACTATGCCAAGGTAAAAGGTCAGGAACTGTTCCTGGAACCCAAGACACCAAAAAGCAAACGAAACATTGCTCTTCCGGATTTCCTCTATGATGATATCCAAGAGTATGTGTCAAAGCTCTATGGCGTGCAACAGAATGACCGTATATTCTATTTTACCAAGCACGCATTGGATAAGGAGATAAAGCGTATAGCAGAGAAAGCAGGGCTCCCTAAAATAAGGGTTCACGATTTAAGACATTCTCACGCAAGTATGCTGATAGATATGGGGTTTGATATTTTGGAGATTTCGGAGCGATTAGGACACGAATCAGTAAAGACAACACTTGATACATATTCGCATTTATATCCAGAGAAAGACACTAGGCTGGCCGGAGAGCTGAATAAACTAAGGCGGCCGGAGACTGGCAAAGGCTGA